CAAGGCTTGCAAGCGGCGTTGAACCATTCCCGCCCGTCTGCGGTCTTGAGGAGGCACAGAGGCTTAACCTCGGCGCAACATGGGCATGTATTGATTGGCTTATCGTTCATAAGGTTAAGCGTGAAGGATTGCAGCGGCAGTGTAAATCACGGCACAAGCGGCGGCGATTCCGAGGAAAATGCCCGGAGCTTGGCGAATGCCAAAGATTGCGACTAGTGCGACAAAGAAGACTGCAGGAATGATAAGGATGGATTGCATGGCGGTGTGTGTGTCAGGAAATTTGCGCAAGCTTAGAAACCTCAAGATTTCCGAAAACAGCGTTTGCCCCATACTGTTCGCAGGCGTCATCCACAATCGTTTGGATGTATTCCAAATAAATAGCAGCGCCAATACTGTCTTTGTTGTTTGCTGCGTCCATGGCTCGATCCACTTCCCGCAGTATTTCAGCCAGAACGTTGCCCGTGGTCATTTTTTCAAAGTGTTTCTGAATTCTCATGTGTGTGTGTGTGAAATTAGAAGTTCCCGCCATATTGGCATTCGTCAAACTTGGCAGCGTCGAAATCACGGCTTTCTTGCTTTCCGCAGTCCTCGGCGTCACAAGAGACGGATTTTGCGGATGGGTTATAGAAAACCTGATTTCCTCGCTTCACGGGCCTTTTGCAACAAGCGCAAGTTGAGTCGAACTTGGCGGAAATCCACTTTGGATCGTTTGAATAATAATTTGTTCTCATCGTGTGTGCGTGTGTGTGGGTTAAGCGGGATGGAACCGCTTGTGGGTTGTTTACAGAAACTCGATCCGGCTCATGCATCCGTCGTATCTTACGGATTTGGTGTATCCCTTACGGTCGAGAGCATGGAAGGTATTCCCTGTATACCTTGGGGCTGGACCTTCTTTGCCGCCCTTAAGCCACTCGAGGAGGTTTTTCTCGGTTTGAGTAAGGGTTTTCTTTGTTGGTGTTGGTGTCATGTAGTTTTGGGGTTGCGCCAGCAGCGGCTGACTGAGGAGAACCTAAAGCACCGAATCCCATTTGACAAGAAAATGTTCACAAAAAGTGAAAATACTTTCAAACCAAGCCGCAAACGTAGGAAACACAAGGGATTGCTGAGGACAATAAAAGCCACAAGCACCAGCAAACGAGCCATCCGGCAGGGCAAAGAACACGGCTCCAAGCTCCATTAGCAGCGACGATCCACGCCGGAAGATATCCAAGCTCCACGTTCCATTATGGCTAGCTTATGGGGTATTGTCGAATGAAGGAGGAAGGAAGGAAGAGCCGTGAAATGAATCGGTGACGCTGAAATGAAGGATGATAAGCCCTAAAATCCATTCCCCTCGCCATAGAATATTCTTAACGCGTATAATATTAACGGGAGCATGCGCTGCCGTTAATGGGCTTAGGTGCTGTGACTGCTTCGCTACGCTTCGCAGTATGAGCATGCGCTGATATTACTAGGGTCTGTGCCGTTCCTGCTCCGCTATACGCTCCGCAGTATGATATTCACGTTGAAGGAAACGCTCTTCTTAGTCTCTCTTCCAGATGGATTTTACTCAGATATCCGAAAACGTGTCAAGCTCGGTTAGATTTGGACATGATGAAGCACCGGAAACGAGAATGCCTCGAGGATGGCTTGTGGCGCGTCGGGCGTGAATATGGGACTATGGCAAGGGCGAACGATTCAAAGCGATTTTCATCTATCATCTACCTAACATGCGACTTGGCACGGCAATGCACAAGCGCAATAAATAAGCAGGTGCAAGCTAGGCGCGATAAGCTAGCCAAGCAGGTGATTCAAACGAGTGTTTAACATTGGCGAGCGATACATTAGCCAGGCACTAAGGATTCACTGGCAAGCGATCACTTCAATCAAACGATGGATTCAAACAGGCGTTTCACTCACAAGTCGTGTGCTAATGCAAGCCATGTGCAGTAGGGGGGGGCGGGGGTCGAGCTTCTGGTGCGGTGAAAAATCCCTAGCGGTAAGCCAGCCAAAGGAAAAACGCTCTACCGGGGCCTTTGCGTATGGGGATAGTCTCCGTTTTTAAAAAATGGCTAAAGGGGGCCATGTGCTATGGTGTGCAGGATATGACACAAAGCGTCCATTTATGTGTATGGTATCACACGTTGTGAATATGCTTGACAGGTTATTGATATGTGGTAGATTGCGTTTGAGCTAATGCGTGTTGCGTTGGTGACACTTTAATATATTATGGCGAGCGCAATTTCCTGGGATTTACAAGGTCAAGGTGGAGGCATTGTGCTTTCGACAGCTGCAACTACTTACACGGGCAAGATCCGCTGGATTCAAGTGGTGAATGACGCTGTGCTGGCTACTGTGGCAAGTGCGTCTGGGAGCATCACTGGTGCAACGCGATTGACGGCCATTACGCTTCCTGCGGGCTTAGGCATTGGTGGTGACTTCAGTTCCGTGATTCTGACATCCGGTGTGGTGATCGTTTACTACGCCTAATGTCCCAGTTTGCCCAGAGTGGTAGCGCGATGGATTCTGCGATTGGCGAGGTTGCTGATCGTTTCTTTGATCGCGTGAACCAGAGGCTCCAGCTCAACCAACTCCAAGAGGGGGAGGTGAGGGAGTCGTTGAATGGGCGCATGGAGGGGTACTGGAAGCCACGGAAGAACGTGGTAAGTAGGACTGGTGCGTTGACTACGGGAGGTTCTCCATTGCAGCTGCCCTTCCTACTGACAGGGACAAGCGTTTTGATTACGGCAGCATCCGTAACTGCTGGAGTTGTCACATTGACAACTGGTTCTGCTCATGGGCTTGCTCCGGGAGCAACGCTGAACATTGCCGGGATTGGCTACACAGCTGGAGGCGATCCTAATGGCGTGTTCACTGCGGTGACGGCATCCGCCTCAACGATTACATATGCCCTTGCCAGTGGATCTGGAGCATACACGGTTTCTGCCGTCGAGCCAATCTCTGAGGTTATTACGTCCACCTCAAAGGCAATCGCATCGTCCTCCCTTGCTACCAACGTGGTAACGATCACAGTCACTGCTGGGCATGGATTTGCTGTCGATAGCGTCGGCTACGGGCTAATCGCTGGATTAGCTTTCACTGGGACTGATCCTAATGGACTCAGGCTTTTGACCTACGATTCCGCGACGACCATGACGTTTTCGGTTACGGCTGCAACGACCGCTGTTTCTGGTGCTGGCACGTTGTCTCAGGTTCCAATCAATGACAATGCCAACGCCAATGTCAGGGCTTCCTGCTTGTTCAGCGATCCAAACGACAGCAACAAGGAGTATGTGATTATTGCACTGGATACAGTCGCCAAGAAGATCGACTTGGATGGGTATGCCATTACTGACATCCCGTATCCTGCTGGAGAAGCTCTTGGTAGCGACACTGACATGATCCAGTTGTTCGACAAGGTAATGCTGTTCCGTGACGGGCAGCAGGCACTTGAGTGGTATCCAAATGGTAGACATGTTTTATCAGCATCACAAGCTGGAACCACCGTCACAATGAACGTTCGTGAGCATGGATTGGTTGCTGGAACTTCAATCACAATCGCTGGACTTACTCATGCTACATTGGTTCCCGCAAACGGAGTCTTTACTGTGTTGGCCGTATCGACACAGGATCAATTTACTTACACGTTTACGACGAGTCAAACAGTTGCTTCATTTGGAGTTGCAAGTGCAACGGCTACGGATGGGTTTACTTTGTCTCCGGGCGGGGCTTACACCCAGCCTCAGACATTTAATATTACAGAAAGAGACGTGGACGTTGCAAACGGCGTAGTAACTGCTACTGTAGCTGGAAATACTACGGTTAAAGCGGGTGATATTATTATTGTTCGCCAAGCAACAACCGTTGATTTTGCCGAAATGGTCGGCAAAGAATACCAAGTCACGGAAGCAACAACGACAACTATTAAGTGGTACGCACCTGTAGGCAATTACAACGTAAACACTACTGGTGACACATTTGAATTTGGAGGCAGATTCAGCGTCGGTGGTGGGTTTATGCACCAACCCGGTGCGCCTTGGGGCGTCCATTTCCAACGACGCTTGTGGGTTCCGTTTTACTACGATCAGTCTGGCGCGTATGACACGCCAACATACACTAGTCGAAAGATCACTGATGAAATATCCGTATCGGACATTTTAGATACAACTACATTCGACCAAATTGAGAACCAATTCCGTGTCAGTGGTGGAACTGCTGACTATGTGGTGGGGATGCACGGGTTTTATGACGATGGATTGGTTGTCTTGAATAGGAACAGCCTTCATCTTGTCAAAGGGACGCTTGGAAGCCTT